TCCACGAATTTTTGATTTATAAGCGACGAGTGTGTATTCGGATAAGGAATGACAAGGAGCTTTCCCCATATAGCCTATCGCCCCGAAGGGACGTAGGCGTGGGAGGGATTTAAAATGTTATACCTCTTAGCCGATAGAGATGGTGGAGTGGAAGACGTAATAGAGGCACGGGATTTCAGAGAAGCATATAAGAAAGTGGAAGAGAATAATGCAGAACTCATTATAGAACTGGACGAAGGAATCCTTAACAAAATAGAGGAATTGAGGAAGAATGGACGCAGAATTGATAGATAACGGAATTAGAATTAACGATAGAGAATACCGTATCGGAGATGTTCTTATAGTAAGGGAAAGAGGTAGAGTCATCGGAGTAGGAATAGTGAACTTTGAAATTTATAAGGACGGAGAATCGTATATTGATGATTACCATGCTGGATTCACGGTTAAATGGTGGACTGAGAGACCGGAATCCTATTTCTCACTTAGAACTCTTCCAGACCTTATTAACGTAGCGGGAGAGGAGGGATGGGATATCGAGAAAAAAGGATTGAACAATGACAGATGAGATTGCGATTGGCGTAGCAAAATTCATTACGCGATATCGTTCATATCCCGATATCTTAAGTTACAGCTTCAAGGAAGCGTATGAACGTTCGTTCTTCTTGGGAAACATTGAGATTAATGAAGACCTCATACTTCTTGTTAAAGAAGGGATAAAGAAGTGGGGACTGGATTCTCCCATCGGGAACTTGTTCCAATCCACAACTCAATGATGACATGGTTTGGGATGAAGAAATGAAACCAAAGCAAATAGATGAAGAGACAAAGAACGCAATATTAGACCACTATCTGAACAGTAAAGTCATTGTGAAAGTGTGGGAAAGAGCAGTAGAGATAATAACCACGAATGCAGGGATAGAAGATGGACATGTGTTTTTGCATCATAAAGATTGGGATAAAGTGGTGGAGTATGTGAAAGAGGTGAGAGAAAATTATGAAAAGAAACGAAATAAGCGAAGACACCTACAACGGGGAGGAAGGGATTGATGTCTCTTCCTTCTCGTTTGTGTTAAAGTATAGGATATTGGAGGTGATAAGAAAATGGAGAGAGTAGCAAGATTTAAGGTATGGAAAGGAGGGAAAGAAATCGGAGAATTCCTCCACTTCAGGAGGATAGGCTTGACGCTATTCAGGGACCCGAGTGGTAACTTAAGGAAACCGAAACTGTCGTTTGAAGAGCTTTATAAGTTATACAGGAAAGCCGGATACGAAATAACGGAGAACTTTGATTCAGTGGACAGATTGCTCTTAGATGGAAGAATCGTTTTGCGGGGATAAGAAATGTTGGGGATTAGAGGATTCAATGTGAAGAAATGCAGGATATGCGGACACGAGACGGTGGCTTCGGTTTATATTCGAGGATACGGTTATATATGCAGTAAGCATCTTAATCTCTATCCCTATACATGGCGAAACGAAATAATGAGGGGAACAGGAACAAATAGGGATTTCACATGGGGAATTGAACTGGAATTCCGAAGACACCACGAAAGAGATACCCAACAACGAATAGAACTCTTTGGGAGGTTAGCTGCAAGAGGATTCGTCCCAACTGAAGATGGAACGATTGATGACACGGAATGGAAATCTCCAATATATCTGTCTCGGCGAGCTCTGATATCTTCACTCAAGCCATTAATGCAAATATATCAAGCGTATTTTCGGTGGTATCTCGTTTCCTCCCATGTTCATGTAGGAAGGATACCGTATAGCAATTATCAGAGAATCGAAGCGGTCCTGCCAGAGCTCTCAGACGTTTATATAGACGAGAGGCTTTGGGGAAGAGGACCAAATGATTACTGTCACTTAGATGATGCGGATGACAGATACTTTTTCATAAATCTAAAGACAGCCAATAAAGGAGACGTTGAGTTTCGTCTCCCAAAGATAACCACATATCGCCAGCTTCTTCTCGTGACCCTATTCATCAAGCGATTCATTAAACAGCCTGAACGATTTGAAAAGATACAGGAGGAAATGGTGAAAAGAATATGAAAATAACTTATGTTGGAGAGTTTGTGGGATTTCCTGAGGAGGAGTTTGATTTACGGCTTCCTGCGATGAAAGGAGTTAAGCGCATTAAACTATTCGGCACTCACGGCAATGAAATAGTAATTAGCAAAGGCTGGAAAGAACGGATAATGCAAAATGTTATAAACGCAAGAATAATAGAGATGGAGGAAAGAGAAGAGGAAACATTGATACTGGGACTACCTTTTAACTTTCGGACTAAATATATAGATGGCGATAAAAAGAGGTTGGCACAGGCACTGAGATGCTTATTTCGCAAGAAATGATTGAAGTAGAATGCAATCCTGATGATTATTTACCATCGGAGAACTTCAAGATTTCGTTACCAGCTCTGGAGGAAAGAGGATATAAAAAACTGAAAATAATAGGATTAGCATCTTCTCGTGGAGAGAACGCAGTATACGTTAATAATGTGCTATTAAGAGAGTTAATGCGAAAGAATGCCACAAATATTGACTTTGTCCCAATAGACACTCCCGGATTCCACAAGTGGTTAGAGGAATACGCTTTCGTGTTAGGACTGCCGTTTTACTTTCGTCAAAGATTCATTAAGAATCAAAAGGTGAATCTAAAGCGAGCACTAAAGTGCTTATTTAGGAAGTAAGATGTGCGTAATAGGATACCTTCCAAAGGGAAGTGAAGTAAGCGAAGAAGAATTCAATAATATTTGGAACAGTAATCCCGATGGTTTCGGATTAGCCTACTGTGAAGATAGCAAATGGAAAGTGCTTAAAGGTATGATGGAACCCGAGATAGCATGGGAGACACTATCCCAGATTCAGGGTGAGCACACAGTTGTATGTCACTGGAGATTAGCATCTTGTGCAGTAGTAAAACCAAAACTTACGCACCCATTCATAGTGAGGCTGAAAAAGGGTAAACGAGCAATATTATTTCACAGAGGACACCTGCGCACTTTTGAGTATGTCAATCGCAATTTAAGCGATACAGCAAATTTTGTTGGGTTCTTATCTTCTCTTAAGCTTAGTGAGAGACAGTTAATGCTTCTGATGTTATCAAAGGAATTCCAGAACATGCTTGGATACTCAAAGTTTGTATTGCTGCTGAATGGTAGAAAACCGATTCTTATAGGTGATTTCCGTGTGAGTGGCAAGCGTAAGTTCACAGACCTCGATTGGAAATATAACTGGTATCAATCTTGGTATAGTAATGTGGTAAGAGTAGGAAAGGGCGAATACCTAGTAAAGAGAAGCAGAGGAATACACGGGACTTATCTAAAAGGTAATGAATATCTGGATATCGTGAAAGAGGTGGAATTTAAAGACAAGACTGAAGCGTGGAACTACGTTAAAGAGAACGGTGGTGCATTTGTGTATGAAGATAAGGACAGCGGAGAGACTAAGATTATTAAGAGCGGGGACGATGGGAACAGAAGCATTATCTTGGGACGGTTATATGGATTGATATGAAAATAAGAATTCACGGAGATAGGTCTTACAGAGGGATAACACTGATTGAGATAATCCCTACTGCATTTCCGAGCGACGAAGATATAATTTCCGATGCGCAAAAGCTTTATCAAGTCATTCGTTCAACACTCCCTTCTCGCACTTATGCTATAATTAGGGAGGCTATACAACGGGAGAGGCAGGAGGGCAAAGGAGAAGAGGGCTTCTTCGAGGAAGATTGAATGTTTCTATTTTCTTCCTCTAATATATGTTCAAAATAAAGGAGTTCATGATTGACTAACTAAAAGATGGGAAGAACATTTCATAGATTTAAACCACAAAAAATATTTGAGAAGGAACTACGGACAAGTGAATACTATGACTGCAAAAAGAAGAAATGGACAACAGTTATGCCAGAGATGGAATATCGGTTTATTATTACATTGGAATCCGATTATCCTCCAGAAGTCTTCGGTGCGCCCAGATATTATGTGATGAGAGGAATATGGAAAATCGGTACGGAACTGAAAGAGCAAGGATTCGGATCAGGCACGAGAGACGGGCTTGGAGAAGCTATTTTGAGATTCAAGGCGAATGAGTGTTTCTGGAACAATCTCGGAAGGCACGCGTATGCAGTCTATTTATTATGGCTTTCAAAATATAAAGAATGAGGATATTCCTATCGTGTTAAGGTCTCTCCTTTATTGATCATAACGTGTACGTATAAAATACGTAGGATCCTATTATAAGGTCCTTTATTATTATATTATTTATATTAATTTATAAGAAGAAGAAGAAGAAGAAGAAGAAGAAATGAAACTAAGAAGAAGAGATTGGGAAGAAGCTCAAGAGTTCATATTTTATCAATCAAGAATGCAACAAAGGAATTCAAATAGTGAAAGGGAGGAGAATAATGCGAAAATCACATCGTGTGCAGAGAACAATTGATATAGAAACTAACAGAAAAATGGATATCCAGTTGATAGGAAAATTCAATAGGAAAGAGAACATAATAACAATCGAGACGTATAGGAATGGGTGTCTTGATGAAACAACTGTTCTTGGTCCACGAAAAGTTGAGATTCTCAAAGAACTATTCCGAAATCACAAGAAACGCATTATCACTAAACATTTTCGACACACAAATATTTGGGAAAATTGAATGAAAACTATCAATGTCTCTCGATTGTGGGAAGGAATACCAGCCTACTATGTCCTATCGGTATTAGGAGCGCACATTAATCTTCCAAGTGATCGTCGTCTTTGGGAAATTCAGAAAATCGAAATAGACAGAGAAGCGAGATTCCATCTTGTTCATTTAGGAACAGAGGATACAGGACTTATAATTCTTCCTCTAAGCCATTTCATAGAGAATATGGAAGAGTATCTGAGCAACCCGAAGAACCTCTTAATCTTCACACATAGGTTGCTCGATAGAGTAATGCAGTATGAGAAAGTAATGGGAGATATTCAATCGCAGTATTTTGAAAGAGGACGTAAGCATAAATTTCTTAATAAATACATTGTATCTCATCCATTCAATATTCATATTAAGCCTATAATAGAAAGAATTATAGGAGAGCTCGATGCACAACCTCCTTTAATCATGTGGATACTTGAGTGTCTCAGAGAGAATTTTCCGTTAAAAGAAAAAGAAATTGAGTTTAGGACTTCAGATGGAGAATGCAGAGTTCTTCTTGAAGACTCACAAATCTCTGATTTTCCAAGTATCTTTGCTCATAAAGTGGCTTCTCCATATTCTCCTGTGAGCTTCCCTCCCGTTCCATTTTATTTTGATAAAAGGGGAAAATACTTCATTAATGATACTGACTTACGAACTCGTATATATCGGAAAAAGCCCATTCATTCCATGTTTCTTCAAAATGCTTCATGGTTAGATATCTTCTGTAACATAGCCGGTAGAATTCTTCGTTTTATAAATGAGTATATTCTTATAGAGCCTGAGAACTTATTTTTCATGACCTTAGAGGAAGTATATTATTCGTCTTGGAATGAAGAAAAGAGTCTTCGTCCTGTTTTATCTTATGTTAATTTAGCAGAGGATATAATAGTTCGGCATTTAAAAGCGGAGAAAGAGAATTTAATTTCTCATGGTGTTGAGGGCTCGACATATCTGAAAGAGACTACAGTCAGGAAATATTTAGAAGAGTTTTATCACATACTGAAATCATGAACTCCTAAATATGCAACATGAGGTGAGGGAAATGAATTTGTTAGAGGCGAAGGAGAAGATTAGGAAGTTATATAAAGAACGGATTCCATTTATCTTATGGGGTCCAACGGGAGTAGGCAAGAGTTCTATAATTAAGGAGGTAGCGGAGGAGATGGGCATAGAATATGTCTCTAAGTCTCTACTTACACTTGAGCCACCTGATTTAGAGGGCTGGTGTGTTCCAGACGTAGAGAATGGAATAGTGAGGCAGCTTCCTCCAGAGTGGGCAAAGTATCCCGATGATTTTAAGGGACTACTCGTATTTGACGAGCTGAATCATGCTTCCGAATGGATGCAGAAAGCATTATACCGCGTCTTCTATGATTTTATGATAGGAGACCTAAAGCTTCCCGATGGGATGTTAGTTTGTGGCACTGGAAATAAACGAATACATGGTGCAAGAGTAGTGGATTTTGAAATACCTCTTGAAGCGAGGATACACGAGATAAACATTGAGCCTGATATTACGGTGTGGAAAGCTTGGGCATTGAGAAACAGGATATCCCCTGATGTCATAGCGTATCTCTCATCTCATCCTGATGATTTATACGTCTTCCCGGAAAATAGAGAAGAGAAAGTGACTTGTGGAAGAGGATGGGAAAGAGTCTCTAAGTTGTTAAGACAGGGGATGACGTCAGTGGAAGACCTCAGTGGCTCAATTGGTGCTTCAGTTGCTGCGAAGTTCTTGGCATTCACAGAGCTACGAGATAAGATTCCCGATACACAAAAGATATTACAAGGTGATATTAGCGAGATATCTGATGAATATGATGTGCTTACATACACGATTCAGACCCTCTTATCGAGGATAGCAAATGAAGGAAATAAGAAGAAGCAGATGAGTTATTGTAAGGCATATTTCAAATATGTCAGGGCAATCTGGGAGAAAGGGATGCAAGACCCATCTCACAGCGGATACGTTGAGGGAGCAGCGGGATTCCTTGTGGACTTCAAGAACATAATGCCACCGGAGATGTTTGGAAAGATGCTGAGTGATGAGAACTTCAGAGAGCTAATGAAGAACATAGGTAAAGAAATCCTCCCATTGGTGAGTGGACAATGACATTCTCTCAGTGCATAGGACGGACTCTCTTGGCTTGGGGAACAGTTCTCTGTATAGTTGAAAACAGCTCGGAAGCAGGACTATTCTTAGGGATGCTATTCATAATTGTTGGTGCATTGCTCATGGATGATTGGGATACCTCTCCTCCACAGATTCCCGAAAATCAGTCCTCGACTTCACCATGATTTCCCATGAGATGCACATAGATGAAGCTCATGCAAATTTTATCCCAAAGCTAATATAAAAGTATGTCTCGGACACAAATTTTGTTATATTGCATTTATGTGCATGTGAGAGGAAATGAGTAAAATAGACGATGAATAGTGGATGGTGCTATACCTCTTAACGCTTATAGTGGGAGTCGCACTCTTCTCATTGTATCTAATAACTCGTGTTATCAATAGCTATTTCAATGAGGTAGCATCATGTCTTCCCTAAGAGAAACGAAGCGTATGTTTGGCTGGAAACCTGGAGATATTCTTTTGGTAAAAGCACGAAGCAACTCGTGCTTCTTCCCGAATATAACAACTCAACAACTCCGAAATGAAGAAGAAATTAATGAGATGCTCCAACATGCAAGAAATCACGAAGAAAGTCCCTACTGGAGAGGCGTAGAGCAAGCACTACTTTGGATGTTAAGACTCATAGATACAATTAAAGATGACAATTAGAGATTTTATCGTAATAAGTAGCGGAGGTTATACGAGCCTTGCAGAAGAGATGATAGGGGAATGGTAAAAACAGATTGAGAAATGAATAGAGGTGGATAAAAATGGAAGCGATGGAAGCAAGAGGCGCTTATTGGTGTGAATATTGTGAACGATATGTAACAGCTCGAAAGGTTAATGGAGAATTAGTGTGTGATATATGCGGAAACAAACTTTAAATGAGGAAGATGAACGAATTTGACATAACCAAAGGTGGAGTTACGAAGTATTACTATTTAACGAGGAAATCAGACGGAGAGAATTCACATATATGCGATTTTATGATACGAACCTTGATGCTTTTGATGAGAACATTGAAGCGCCCGATGGAAAGCCCGTTACGAGAGAAGAGGAAGAAAAGGAAGAATATGACTCACTTCTTTCCTTATGCTTATTAGGGGAGTATTAGGGGATTGGGGTTAGGGGCTTGTATGATTGAAGGTTTAATATGAACGAAAAGAAGATACGGAGAGCTAAATTCATGTTCTTACGTGAAAAGCCATTCTGGTCTGGAATACTCGGAATTCCAGTTGTTCCACTTCCTCCACCATACGAATTGGAAGGTGAGAAGATTGAAGCAGCTTGCACAGATGGGGAACGAATCTATGTGAATGAGGAATATCTTAATGAATCATCTCCACAAGAACTCGTGATTGATTTGGCTCACGAATACCTGCATCTCCTTTTGCATCATCTTGGTGACTCCAGGATGCGAATAGCTCGAAACGATGCAGAATGGCAGATAGCGAATATGGCTGCGGATTATGCTGTTAATTCAATAATCAAGGAGGAATTCAATCGGTTACGTCTTGGTATGTTATACGACTCACGATTCGACGGCATGACATTTGAACAGATATACAGGGAACTTCTCAAGGAGAGGCGAGGGATGACCACTATCCCAGAACTCTCCCTAAGTGAAGAAGCAAAGAAGCGATTAGAATCTCACAAGGTATGGAAACACAGCAAAAAAGACAATGTGATGAGTCAAGTGCTAAGACAGTCTCTGTTAAGAGCATATATGCAAGGGAATCTTCCTAAAGGTTTACGTCGAGAGGTTCACGATTTGCTCTACCCTCCATTACCTATCAGTGAAATCATATCGTCTTTTGTGCTTGAACAGAGCTTTAGCCAGCCAGACTTCAAGAGAATAAATAAACGAAGGTATCCTCCTATCTTGATGCCTCCTATCCGGAATCGTAACAAATTACATATTGGAGTAGCTATTGATACGAGTGGTTCCATAGATGAGGAATTGCTATCGGAATTTAAATCAGGAATGAAGTTCTTGTTTAGTTGTTTCAGAGGCGAACTTGAAGTCCTCCTGTTACAATGTGATGCGAGATTATACGAGAAACACGTGATACGAGAACCTGAAGAACTTGATAAAATCAAGTGGCAAGGCGGAGGTGGAACTGATTTCAGACCTGTCTTTAAGGAGATGGAGAATCATCCTGAATTACGAGGCTTGATATATGTTACCGATACATTTGGGACTCCACCTAACAAATCTCCCGATTTCCCAGTAGTTTGGTTAGTGCCAGAGAAATTACGTAGATATCACAAGAAGCTTCCATTTGGTAAAATCGTCTTTTACGATGGTGGTAAAGGGAGAAGTGAATGAGGCAATTCCCATTTATGGATATAGAGCAGAATTAAGTGCAAATCGCTTTAGGAAGACGATGCAAATCGTGGTTTACTCTTTTGGGTGGAATAAACATCTGGCAAAACTTTCAGAATTGATGTCCTCAGGGCTACTAATAAATTATTATGTAGTATTTGAGGTAAAAAATCTTGTGTTTCCGAATTGGAAAAAGGAACGAGGATATTTCATAGCGAAGATTCTGGGTGGAGAATTAGAAAGATATCAAGATTTTGCTGAATTTACTTTTGATATAGAATTAGCAGATCGAGAAGGATGGGATGAACTAATAAAGCTACTCTTCTTCAAATCTCATGGAGAAGGATTTTGGAAGATACGAAAATGGAAGATTGAACTTTGGGACTTTAATGGTGTATTGCTTCCCATTAACGAGGATTCAGAAGAGAACATAAAAAATTTAGGTGTTGGATATCTCATATTGCGGGAATGATTATTATTTCATCTCCTTCTGAATTTGTAGTTCTTCCTCCGCTTCCATTCACAAAAGAGACATGGCAAACCTTCTTAATCGGATTAGGATATATGTGGAGGCAGCCTGCTATTAACAATCTCTCTATTCTTCCAACAACAGAAATACACGAGGGAAGTTATTTTATAATGTTTAGCGTCCAAGATAGATTTTTTATTGCTCGGCTAAAAGAGATTCGTCTCTGGAGAGACACATATTATAGGAAGGAAATAAGATTTCGACAAGCGGATCTCCAGTGTGTCATACCGAATAATAATGAATATGAAAGCATGAGACACAAGGTTATGGCGACTTGTCCCTTAAATTCTCTTTATACAAATAAAATAATAGAAGGCTTTTGTTATGAACTTTGGGATTTTAAAGCGATAATCATAAAACGGGAGAGAGAAGAGAGTATAGAAGACACGAAGCACATTGGAATAGGGATGCTAACTTTGTTAAGAAAGACATGAGAACAATTCCGTTTTACTCCAAAAACTTAATATTTAGATTTGGCAAACGCAATACTCTTTACCTCATTGATTATTTTGATCTTCCTCTCTTCAAAAGATTTCTTTCACAGATTTATTTTCACAAGCGAAAATTAAATATTAAGGAGGTGTCTTTGCCTTCTCAATTTGAGATTCACTCTGTGGAAGGTTTCACTCTTCTCAACAAGGATAGTGAGATATTATCAATGTCTGTAAACTGTATCCGATGTCGAAAGGGAATAGAATTTATCGTAGGGTGTCGCCAAGCCCCGCCCGAAGAGTTGGGAGAATTCTTGATAGGAGGAATACGACGAATGAGAAACGGAAAAATTTGGGAAGTGAGAATGCGTTGTGGCATCACGGGTCTTTTGATTTATTGTGATAAAGCAGAGCAAAGTGAGGCTATTGAAATTGGAAGTGGTCTATTAAGCGTTCTCTCACCTAAAGAAATTGAGGAAAAATTTATGTAATATGAAATTTATACTCTTTGCTACGAAAAATCTTCGATTCCTCTTTAAGAATAAAGACCACACCCTCCTGATTTTCGATCGGTGGTGTCTCTCCTTTTCAGAAGAGTTTCTCTCTGCTATCTCCCGGAGTTTAGACAAGTCATTCCGTAATGATGGTCCTTTCCTCCCAAGATTCACTATAAAGGATGCAAATTTAATTTTAATCCTCAATATAAATCATTCGCTGGTTTCGTTTCCTGTAAGAGAATGTAGTATGAAAGGTTATGAACTTGATTTCTTCACCGAATATAATGGTGAAATTTATGAATATTTAAGTAGCTTAACCGATTATTATATGAAAGGGGGTGAGGGAGAAATAAGAATTGCTCGAGATATAACAGGTGTCATCGTCTTTTATGATGAAAGAGAAGACAAGAAAGAGATTTCTGAGATTGTTGCTGGGCTATTAAATCTTTATTCACCCGAAGAAATCGTCAAGGAGTTTATGTGAGATGGGAATTGTATTTTTCGCTACTCCAAATTTTGAATTTTTCTTCCAGGAAAACTCCTCTAATCTTGAAATGTGGGATGCGTATTTTCTTCCGTTCTCAAAGAAATTCCTGTACTCAATTTATCGTCATTCTATTATTGATTCTGCTGCTCCTCCTCCCCAAACATACTGCTTGGACAAAATAAATGCTTCGTTGATTCTTAATATAGATGGCTCTTTCTTTTCTCTCTGCGTTAGAAGAATACACACCATACACGATGAGAAAAAGAATGTTTTTAGTTTTACTATTCATTCTACCTATGATAAATCATTGTATAATAGACTCAAAGAGGTTACGATGGAGGGTGTCCCTCTTACCGATGGAATGCTACGAACCGCTTCTGTAAAAGGAGCGATTGTTTTTGGCGATGAGAGAAAGAAAAAAGAAGTTCTTGAAATGATAATTGGAGTATTGACTCTCTTTTCGATTGATGAGATAGAGAAGAATTTTATGTAAGATTTGCACCAGATGCACATATTTGGGATATAACGAAATTTTATGTTTGGGACATAGAAAAATATTAAGGAGATGAGGAAATTTGCGTGAGCAAAGGATATATGCAAACAGTGAGAAATCCATGTTAGGTCTTAGACACATTTTCTCACGGGACAGAATTAAGAATGGCACTCCCCGAACTCCACAACTCCTAATATGCAAGGATAATATTGAAGGAGGTATTTTATAAATGAGCAGATGGATAAAAATAGTTCGGGTAAGAAAAGAACACACGTGTGAAGCCTGTGGTTCAATAATTAAGAAGGGAGAGAAAGCATTTGTAGAAAGAGTATTGCTCACTAGCTATCAAAGATATCCCGAAGTGTATTATTACCATTATAGGGATGGAGTAAGTGTAGAAGAATTCAATAGGATGTCTTTAAATGAAATACGAGAGAAGATATGTTTTATGATGGAAGTGGAACATGAGCCAAGACATTAGGATATATAGGACTATGAAGGAGGGATATGGGAACACTAAAGACTTAGAGTTGACTGCATTTGTGGGTCCTGAAGGAAACAGATATTGCATACAATTCACTATCGGAGGAGAATATGCTTGTTTAAGTGAGAAGCAGCTCTTAGACTTGATAGAGGTTATAGCGAGGAGATTAGCATTAAAGGAAGGCTTCACGGCAACGGGATATAGCAAGCCTAAAGTTATATTGCCAACAGGAGAGGAAGAATGACCGGAAGAAGTGATTTTGCAAAACCATGCTTCCAATATTATCGTTGGCTTGTATCTGGAGCGTTATTGGCTGTGGGAAACTTCCTCCTTTGGGAGCATTTCATACGATTTCAAGGATTTGATATTGAGCTATTAGGACACGAATATTATGGGTTGGCACTGATTCTTCTTGGGTTCCTTCTTGCTCTCAAATGGAATCAACTTACGAGTTTAAGGAAGGCAATTCGGGAAAGGAACTGGAAAGCTATACTGGATGAAGGAGATAGAGAATGTTAGATAAGAATGAAATATTATCAAGGCTTGATTTAGCAAGAAGGATGTACGAAGAATCCGTCACAAGAGAGAATAAAGAATTTTATTGTGGTAAAATTCATGCATTTAAAGAAGTTCTTGAGATTGAAATAGGAGATCAAATGGGGAAAAGAATCAGAACGGACTGTTGCAAATCTTTTTTAAATGAACAGTTTTAAGATTTGTAGTATAGGTGGAGAGAAGGGAAGGCGATGAGAAGAAAATGAGTTGTAATCATCCAATCAAATGCAAATATTGGGATTCGAAAGAAGGGAGATGTAAATTATCCCTGGAAGAGTTCCAAAAGATGTGTGAAAGAGGAGAAAATCCATGTGAAGTTCATCAAGAGGAGATAGATGCGAAAGCGGAGCAAGAGTTTATGGAAGCATATTATAGGAACGATAAGGAGACAATGGAAGAGATTATGACTTCACCATTCACAAATTTCGGGAAAGGAGGAAAGAACGATAATGAAATTAATAAGAGCTTTTAATCAGTTGAGTTTAGTGGAACGGCTTCTTAATGACCCCAGCGTCAATATCATTTCGATTAATATAGTCCCACACGAGGATGGCGATACGTTCTATGTAATATACGAGAAGGAGAAATGGGATATTTAGTTTTTCTCATTCCTCACAAATGTCCGATATGCTCTGAGGAACATGATAGGCTTGAATATTATACGTCGCATATCGGGGAATACGATTATTTGGAACCCGGGGACATTATTCTGTCTAATGAGGATACTCGGCTTGGATATATTATAGCTGAAGGTGAGTGCGAGAAATTCCATAAGAGGTATCTTTGTAAAGTTGGAGTTAGCAACTCAAGATTGACATCAATAGTTCAATCCACAACTCCTGAAACAGAAGGATAATATTGAGGATGAAAATTTTAGAAATTGAAGACCAGTGGAGATTCATCAGTCGCTTCTTAGGGAATAAATATGGTCGCCTACCTCCTAACGGTGTTCATCACAAGAAGAAATCGTGGCTTCGATGGTTCTTCTCTTCCCGCACACAGAAACAAATACGTATATCTCTACAATCTACCTCTTTAAGATAATAGGAGGAAGATAAATGGAAGAAATAGTGGATAAAATAATGGATATGTTTGAGAGTGCAATTGAAGCAGAAAATGAAGAAAGAGAAGCAACTTATAAAAAGGCAATTACTAAGCTCTTCAATGGTGATTTCTCTCAGACGGATGTCATCCAAGATATCATGGATACATTAAGCTATGCGATTCACTGTGAGGCTGTTCAGTTATCTGGAGGCTCTTCATCGGGGAAGATCTTGAACATTCACGAAGGAGCTCTTAAAGCAGCATACAAGACTAAACTTCTTGAGATATTCGAAGAAAATGATAAATTAAAAGGAGGTGATGAATAAATGCCAGAAGTTGTTAAGATGGGTGAGGTCAAGACATCCATACCTGTGATATTCTTTGGGCAAAATGATAAGAAGACAGTTACTTTTAGGTTTGAAGCTGGGAAGACTCCCGAAGGCATAGAGCTGAACAAGGGAGAATGGGTGCGATACTTCCCTGGCGAGACTGACCTTGCTGGACGAGAGGTGAATGAGAAGCTCCGAAATGGAGTGCTTGAGACATACATTTACGCTATGGAAGAGGATAGTATAGCTGTCCTTTCGGTAAGTGAGAGTGCGGTGGGAGCGATAAGACAGGCAATTGAAGATAGCGGTCGGGATATAGAGAAACCAGAAGAGTGGACTGACTTGGTCTTTACGATGCAGAGGAAGGGTAACCAAAGCTGGAATGTTACAATTAAGGAGACGGGTGAGCTTGAGAAGAAGGTTAGAGAAGCACTCAAACAGTGTGAAGGCGAGACTTATGCTAACATAGAGGAATTGGCACTGAAAGTCGGATTGGAGATAGGAAGCGAGGACTTTGATAGCATAAAGGAAGTCTTGACCTCTATGAAAGGAAGAGAATATTCATTGGGTAAAAACGGATTGAAACTAAAGAAATGATAACAACTCATCACGACGCGGACGGACTCTCCGCAGCTTTTCTTTATACCTTAGCGAATGGAGAGGACACAGTAGAGATACGGGACTTCGGGAATATCGCTGAGGGTTCAACTGTTGTATTGGATATGCACCCAGACCCTTCCTTCAATGGACTTGTCATAGACCACCATCCCAATCACCCAAGCGAGCGGAAATACGAATTGATTTTTGATAATGTTCCAACGGCTGTGATTGTCTTCAACCATTATAAGGACAAGATTCCCACAGAAAAATGGTGGATTACTGCCATTGGAGCAGTTGGGGACATGGAACCCTATTCTATTCCTTTAGAAGTGTGGGATACTTGTCCTATGTTGAAGACGAGGCATACGAAATTCTATGGCTATAAGAACGTTCCATTCCACCTGAGGTTATATCACCTCCTATCATCCGGTATAAATGCTCTTTGTAGATTGGGACAGGAGTTTGATGCATGGGACGTTCTTGAGGAAGCAAGGAAGCCAATAGACGTTATCAATGACCCAAGATGTTTGGAAGCTAAACAATTACTGAAGACACGAGTTAATTCAGTACTCCAAGAATTAGAACTAATAGAATGGAATGACATATTGGTAGGTCAAATCTCATCTGATATCGCAGTAGAGGGAAGGATAGCAACCCAATTATCAAGGAGTATACAAGAGACCATCCTCATACAGAATACTGAGACTGGTGCATTCTCAATACGAGGGGATTTATCGAACTGGTTAGAGTCCAAGTTAAAGGCTAAAGCGGAAGAGAAGAATATCGAATTAGTGGTAGGTGGACACGCAGAGGCAAAGGGAGGGACTATCTCCCCTCCTCACCTCTCTATTTTATCCTTATTGGAGTGAGAGAAGATGTTCAGGTTTGACGCAAAAGTAGTTGATGAATTAGTTGACGGGGGATTGACACAAAATGAGATGCTCTTTCTCTTCGGAGGTCCCAATTCAGGTAAGTCTCTTTTAGCTTATCAATTAGCATGTCAGACCAATAGCGTAGTGATAAATACCGAGATAGGAGACCCAAAAGCGTTTACTAAATTCCTCCAACCACGATTTGGCAGTAAATTCCATCAGCCGTTTCAATTGAATTGCCGTTCTCTCTATTCCTTAGGCAATGCACTAGGTTTGAATATCCAGTTGATAACGAAAGGAGAAGAGGGTAAAGCGGGCAAGGTCGAAAGCAATATCACTATCACGGAAAGATTTCCTGCACTCGAATATATTAAGCAACACAAATGTGAAGTCTTAGTGCTCGATTCAATAACAACGCCCATTAAGGGTGCAATAGGAAGTGCACGTCAGAACTTTGGTGCGAGAGCCGATGTAATCTCACGAATACTCGGTCAGCTCTCTTTAATTCTTGATGAAACTGATGTTGCCATCATAGTAGTTTCGCATCAATCACAGGATAAGGCGAATAGATTTGACGAAGGGAGAATCTGGGGTGGAGATACTCTGGCTTATAATGCCAAGTATGTCCTTCAGTTGCGCACTCCATCATTCAAGGTTGAAACAGACGAAAAGACACTCTATAAGCAGATAAGAAGAAGGCGATATTTAGGTAAATTGGAGAGCAAATGGCATCAACTACCTCTAAAGAAAGATTATGGCTTTGTATAATTCGAGTGATAAACGATGTGAGGTAATCAGAATGAAAATTGATATGGAAAAAGTGAGTGCTGCTATTGGCACGGTTATTACTTCTAAAGAAGAAGGATCAGCTAAGAAATTAGCAAAGACTATCCTATCGAGATTAAAAAAGACCAATCCAACGACTGCGAGGGCAGCGTTGATTCTATGTCTTGAAGAACTCACAATGGATCTCGATGAAGAAACAATGAATTACGCAATTGATGAGTTTTTAGAGGAGCTCATAGAAGAATTATTTGATGAAGATGAACCATTAGATGAATTATTCACATTTGAGGAGGTTCCGAATGTAGCCTCTAATTCTACTCCTAAACCAGACCCGATGTATAGATGAGCGAGGTAATAGTGGATACAAGAGAACCCAAGCATGTTTATGAAACAGCAGTTCAAACACTAAAGGACGTTAAAATCAGACGTAGCAAGCTTGAGGTAGGGGACATTCAATTTGAGGATATTATAATCGAAAGGAAAACTCCATCTGATTTCATTACCTCTGCAAGACGCCCTTCCTTTTGGACTAATTTGTATGTAATGAAATCTAATTATGCTCATCCTTTTCTACTTCTTGATGGTGATGAATTCAGTTGGAGGGAAGTCATCTCACGTAGAGGCATAACGAATTCGATGGTAGAAGGCACGAAGATTTCAGTCTTAATGATGGGTATTCCTATCGTTGAGTTTGCAAAGTTGAGTAGTGCATTCAAGTATCTCGCTATGATGATAGAAAAGAAGCAAAAGGTCTCACCTCCAAGAACAGCCGATATAAAGGTATCGAAGACCAATGCTAACCTTCATTCTCTGCGAGTTGCGTGTCTAATGTGTGTCCCTCGCATTGGTAACATTACAGCTGAAAACCTCCTCAAGGAATCACAAACACTCATTAAGGTCATAGAAGAATCGAGGGAAGCGGATACTCCAGTTAAGAAGCGTATCTTCGATTTCTTTTACGGGAAAGATGATAAAGCTGGAGTTTCCTAAGGACAAAATCAGGCATTATGCATTTCACGGAGACTGTCGTAAGATACTTCCGTTATTACCTAAAGGCTCTGTGGATTTGATCCTGACTGATCCACCTTTCAACATTTCTCAAGAGACGTGTCTTAACATAGACAATCAAAAGTATTCATTGGATTTTGGTCAATGGGACAAGAATGAGATATTCCCAGAAGACTGGATTCCTCTTGTCATACCAATATTGAAGGAGAATGGAGTTCTTATCACTTTCACGGGTAAGCGATTAGCCGAACGAACAATGCAAGCAATTGAAAAGGACGGAAGTCACATTCGTAATATTGGTGTATGGATATCTCCCGTATATATTCCGATGTTTAGAAGCAACGCTTGGAGCAGTGCATCCATCCTCTTTATAATTGCAACGCGCCAGAAAGGAAATGAACACCACTTTAATAAATCCCTCAAGGAACATCCTGATTACATTGTTGCACCAAAGGCTCTTGGAGATGAACGAAAGCGATACAACCATCCCACTCTCAAGCCTCGTAAAGTAATTAGGGAACTCATGGAATACTGGAGCTTTCCTAATGATATAGTGTTAGACCCATTTGCGGGGATGTTCACTACAAGCGTAGTAGCGGAATCTTTGGGAAGGAATTCAATAGCAATTGAGAAAGACCCGACTTATTATAAATTAGGATTGAAACGATTAAGAGAAGAAGTAAGAAAAGGAAAATTATTTACCAATCCAGGAGAGGTGAAAGAGATTAAATGCTAAAAAGAATTTCAAGATATTTGATTCCGAGAAAGACAGAAACTTATCTTCAATCAATTCAAGAACTGGTTTCGGTGATAGAGGAGAGTGTGGATGCTCTTGAGCATTTAGGAGCAAATGAGCATCCGAGCAAAACAATCTCGAATATAAAAGAAATGGAAGAACGTGCAGACCGAATAGTTCACGATTTGAACATGATGCTTCTTTATGACCATACAAGAGTAACGGAAGAGAAGGGCGATATCCAAGTGTTCCTCCACAATCTCGATAATATCATTGATAACATTGAAGGTGCTGCTTGGAGGATAGCGAATATAGAACCAAACACTCTTGCATTGCAGATGCGGGATGATTTCGTTCCTCTCTTTAAATCAACCATAAGGGATATTACACTTGCTGTTTATTTCCTCTATGACGTTTCGATAAATCAAGACGAGATCAGTTTTTATATCAAAGGTATTAATCGTAATGAGAACAGAGGAGACGAGCTGTATAGAAGCTGGTTGATACGGTTGGTTAGAAGAGCATTTAGGGAAGAGGGAGAGAGACTGCTTCTCTTAGAGATACTCACGAGACTTGAGCAAGTCTTAGATTCAGCTGAAGATGTTGCTGATAGCTTAGGGATATTCGTAGTTAAAGGCGGAATTTAAACGTAAGTCTTAATTGTTATTGGAGAAGGCAGTATGTTAGCAATAAACAAGGAAGAAATAGAGAAGAAACTAATAAATATTAAACTCGCAAAGGATATTGATGAACTAAAGGAGGCTATTGTGCTTCTTACCCGAACTGTCGTTGAAGAGATAAGCAAAGCAGACTATGAAGAGCTGACACGGATATGATAGAAGAGAATAAGTACACATTGAGATACCAAAATCCATCCATTCTTATAGAGATTTCTATGACACAGAGAGGTAATTCAAGAGACATACTTCCCTTGATAGAAGTCCTCGATAGGGCAGTAAAAGAATTCCTTTTCGCATTTAAGAATGGAGCGTTAAAAGAAATTCTCAACGAATGAATTACGATTTGTTCTATTATCTCCCGCATGGGTTTTATCGCAGAATAGCTAAAGCAGACCTCAAGCAATTCCCAGTGACGTCATCATCCGAGATTATGAGATACCTGATACAGAAAGAACCTCTTTACGGAAGCATCAGCATGTTCCAAGATAGACAAGCATTCCCATTATACCTTTTTTATGATTTTGATTGTAAAAAGCGCATAGCAGAGCGAGAAATAAAAAAGCTTGAAGATTTTGCTAATCGTCGTGGTCTCTCATTCACAATAGCAGAACCTAAAAGAGGATATCATTTTTATTTGCATCTTTCACCAGTTGAAATGGACTCCAATGTATTCAGGAATATCTCTGATTATGTTATTGAGACTGTTGGCATTGAACACTATGATGATATCACCGATGGTGTCATAAATGGTTTAGCGCGTTTACCAGGAAGTTATTATCCAGAATTGAATCGGCGAGTGAGAATCATACGGCAGAAGATAACCAAATTCGTTAATCCATTTGATTTGCTTGATGGCGAAGAAATCCACGTGTTCCAATCCATTCCTAAAGATGTTCCTCAAGAACTCTATCGTCCTTGCATTGAGTATTTCATTCGGGAGGGACACCCATCCCAATTCATAAGGTTTGCTTGGGCTTCTTTGAGAATAGCACAGGGTAAGACTGATGCAGAGTTGATTGAGGAAGCTAAAGGCTATGGTTGGGAAGACTGGGATGAGGAAGTAACAGCATATCAAATCAATCAGATTAGAAGCAAGAAGTATAAAATCCCATCGTGTGGCACTATCAGGAAGCAAGGATATTGCATCCCGAAGCTGTGTAAGTGGAGGAAGCACAAATGTTAGAATGCCCAATATGCGGTTCGGAATTGGTAAGATTAGAATGTGGCTACTTCTATTGCCCATTTTGTTATAGTCTTTACGTTATTAAGATTCCCGAACAGAAATGAAGCACACGATAATTTGTGGACATGTGCTGGATGTGTTGAAGACATTACCTAATGAAAGCATTGATTGTGTTGTTACTTCTCCACCTTACTGGGGAGGGTTAAGAGATTATGGAGAAAGCACATACACAATCTGGAATGGCAATCCTTCTTGTGAGCACGAATGGGAAGATTGCTCAAGAAAATTTAGTAAGCCCCATCACGGCATAAGCTCAAACATAATTGATATAGCCACAGTCACGAAGGATGCAGAACATAAGAGTTTTTCAAGCGGGAAATTCTGTAAGAGATGCGGAGCTTTTTATGGACAACTTGGACTCGAGCCATCTTTGGAGATGTATATCAATCATCTCTTAGACATAATGAAAGAACTGAAGAGGGTTCTCAAGAAGACGGGAGTGATATTTTGGAACCAAGGAGATTCTTATGCCTCAAGTTCAAACGTAAGAACAGGAGGAATGGGATGGAATAGCTTCAAATATAGAGAGCATCAAGGAAGATGTGTCACTAATGAAATTCCTCCCAAGTCCTTATGTTTACAAAATGAAAGATTTATTGCCAGATGCGTAGATGAGTTAGGATTGAGACTTCGAGACAGGATAATTTGGGCAAAGAAAATTTGGATTTCCAAAACTAATACAACCATTGGTTCTGCTATGCCCACATCTGCAAACGATAGATGTGCATTCACTTATGAGCCCGTATACGTATTGGTAAAAAGTCCACGTTACTATTGGGATCAAGACGCCATACGAACACCTCTTAAAGAAGCAACACGAGAACGAGTTAGACACGCATTCAATCCAACCAAAGGAGATATTCAAGGTGCTATGAAACATACGGGAGCACGTCACTTCGCAGAGCGTGTTAATCAGGGAGATTTAACCGGAGCTAACCGTCCTAACGTTTGGCAAATTAATCTTGAGCCGAGTTCTCTTCCACATTGGGCTGCATTCCCACGATCTCTTGTGTCCTCCTGTCTTCTTGCGGGATGTCCTCCAAATGGAGTTGTGATGGATATTTTCGCAGGAACTGGGACAGTGGGAGTAGTTGCCGAACAAACGGGATTCAACAGCATTCAAATAGACTCAAACGAGGAATATTGTGAGATGGCATACCAGAGGCTCAAGCCTTTAGTCGCACAGACAAAGTTAGGTGAAGAGCCCTCCGTGATAGAGAGAATAGGATTTTAGGAGATTACACTTTAAGGACAATACCAAATAAAGGATTTTATTGGGAGATGATATTTATAAATAATCAAGAAAGGAAGATTAAAATGAAAGAAGATAGGGTATCTCAAAGAAAGAAGAAGATAAAGGAAATAGAAGAAATTTTGGATAAGGTTTGGTCAGACCCAGAACTTCCCAAGAAGGTAGAAGAGTTTCAGAGAAAGCATGGCGAATTAACTCCCGAAGATTTACGTGAAAAACTCGACCTTTTCCCTCTTTATTGATAGATAGCATGAAACAGTTCTATGCTAATGTTGCGGATTTGATTAGCAAGATTAGGCTCTCCTGTCTTCTAAGTATAGATAGTTGGTTTGACGGAAAAGACACACTGGCAGACCGACGAGATCGTTTGGATTGTATATGGATTCGCGTAGTTGGAGACGATGAAGAAACGGTGAAATCTCGAATAGAGGCTTTAAAGTCTATTCATGGAATTCGTATTAGACGAGTCTGAAATGTTCAATGCAATATTGTAAATTTCCTATGAGATGCACATATATAAGCGTCATGCAAATTATCTATTAGAGCCTATATAAAACTATGTCCAAGATGAAATATTTTGTTCTGTGCCAAATATGTGCAAGTGAGCAATAATTGATGTAATAACGCAGGGAAGGATGCTCAATGGAAACTTCTATGTTATTCTGTTCCGGTTGTTTCTAAATGACAGAACACACCGACTGGTATAAATTGTATTGTGAGTTGATTAACTCCAAATATCATTATTTTCATACCGATCGAGGAGTTATGCTTCTCGGGGACTGTATTGAAATCATGAAGATGCTCCCCGATAAAAGTATAGATTTGATTTTGACAGATCCTCCTTACGCATTAGGAAAGCAATACGATAATTATGAGGATATCAAAGAGAACCTCAAGGCTCTTATTAAGAAATTCATGCCTCAAGCTGTGCGAGTAGGCAAAGTCATGCTATTAACCTGTGGTCTCACTAACATCTCTCTTTATCCACCTCCTTATTGGATTCTTGCTTGGGTCTATAAGACGACGAACTCAAGAGGCAAGTGGGGATTTGCTCAATGGCAACCTATACTCGCGTATGGTAAGGACCCCTACTTAACTCAAGGACTCGGAGCGAGAAGCGATATAATAGAGGCAACAGGGTTAGATAACCAATCCTATGAGCATCCATGTCCCAAACCGCTCAAATTTTGGGAAAGATTACTACTTCGTGGCAGTCCTAAGGAAGAAGAATTAATACTGGATCCGTTTGCAGGCACAGGTGTAACCGCAGTGGCATGCGAGAAGCATAACCGCAGATGGATATGTATTGAGATTTCGGAACGTTATTGTGAGATAATCCAGAAGCGGGTATTAGGATATGATAAACACCAAAAGACCTTAATAAATTTCCTAAAATGAATTGGGAAGAGTTAAGAAAGAAACTGATTGATAGCAAATATCACTACTTCCATACAGAGAACGGAGTGCTGCTTTGTGGTAACTCCCTGAAAGTAATGAACATTATTCCGACTCAAAGTGTAGATTTGGTGATAGCTGACCCTCCCTATCTGATAGGCTACGAGACCAATTATCGTAAAGACCGGGGACATGAGTTCTGTTCGCCAATATATAACGATTCGATAAAGCATGCAAGCCTGATAAAGTTCTTCCTGAGAGAGGCGTTCCGGATTCTACGGAAGAATGCTGCCATATACACGTTCTGTTCGTGGAAGACCGTAGACGTGTTCAAAAGATACGTTAAGACCAGATTCAAGATCAAGAACATTATAGTGTGGGTAAAGAACAACTGGACGGCAGGGGATTTGGAAGCTCAGTATGGGCAGCAGTATGAGATGATCATTTATGGAAGTAAAGGACGCTCTCGGTTCGTGTCTGATAAGAGGCTGTCCGATGTCTGGTTCTTCAGAAGAGTCTCTGGCGCTGAACAGTTACATCAGAACCAAAAGCCACTGGACTTAGTCTCCCGAATTATCAAGAATCATACAGCAGAAGACATGCTGGTATTGGATCCTTTTCTCGGGTCTGGCACAACGGCAGTGGCATGTGAGCGGCTGAACCGTAAGTGGATAGGCATTGAAATATCAGAAAAATACTGTGAAATAGCACAAGAAAGAATTTTAGGACGAGATAGGAATCAAAGAAGTTTGGAGGAGTATTTAGAATGGAACTTGTGAATGCTTCTCTAATTGGTTCACGGAATTCAAGACCTTCCGTTAAATTGAAGTTTCGGGAGGGTTCTCAGGTAACCTACTCAGTGCGAAACGGAAAGTATCCTTATTTCTATGTAAGACCAGAAGAAAAGGTTTCATTTCCTCACGTTGCACGGGAGAAGGGATACGTTTCTTATGACAACAAGCCTCTTGATAAGATTTCATTCAATTCAATAAAAGACCTTGAGACAGGAAAACGAAATGTCAGTTTTAGTATGGAGTCTGACATTCCTTATTTGACTCGCTACTTGATAGACTCTAATTTAACGTTTGGATTAAACAGGAGGATACTTTATTTTGATATCGAAGTGGAGCGAGGAAATGGTTCTCTCGACACTGAGAATGCTCCCCTTCCCATCACCGTGATTGATGCTTATGATAGCTTCACTCAGCGACATTATCCTTTCGTATTACGAGATTATGCAATAGACGGCGTTAAGGCTTTTGTATTTGATGATGACCAACAGTTATTGAAGTCCTTCTTCTCGTTCTGTAAGACGCTGGATTTCGATGTGATTATTGGGTGGAACTCAAGTAATTTCGATTTAACCTACATGTTCAATCGTGCCAGAGACAAGAGCGTATTTAGGAAATACCATGATGAATATACGATAGGAGAAAGTCAGCCATTAGACCTGATGAGAGCGTATCGAGAATTTGGAGAGCGAGGAGGACGATATTTCCTTGACCACGTTGCTTATCTTGTGCTCGGAAGGAGGAAAGACCCATCTCTACCAGAGCTCCTTCATTGTATAGAAGATGTAACCCTCACTAAGGAAATAGACGAGAAGTTGAAACTCTCACAGTTGGTCTTCTCATTTCAGAATCTTGTGCCTCTTAATACCATAGACATTATGAATAGGAGCAGTATCATCGAGGCGTATCTCTTGAGGCGATACCACAACAAATATGTATTGCCTAATAAGGGAAGAGTGAAGCATAAAAAGTATAAAGGTGCACTAGTTAGAGAACCACAGAAGGGTCTGCATCGGGGCGTCACGGTGTTAGATTTTACGTCACTCTACCCATCTATTGTTATGCACTTCAATATCTCGCCCGATAGGGATATCAGGAATCCAGGCATACTCACAGAGACCATTCGGGAATTGTTTGAGAGAAGGCTCGAATACAAGAAGCTATACAAGAAAAGAGGAGACACTCAAAGTCAGATATGGAATACCTCATATAAATTCCTACTTAATGCCTGTATAGGGATACTCGGGTATTCAAAATCACGATTTTATAACAGGAAGCTGGCAGCTGAGGTAACTTCACATGAGCGAGCCCTCCTGACATATATCTGGAAACGTGTAGAAGAACGAGGCATTCCCATATTAGCGGGAGATACTGATGCAATGATGATAGTCCACCCAGAGCCTGTGAAAATAATGAATGAGCTGAATGAGGAATTGCATAAGACATGGGGCGAGGAATTCAATCTCGATATAGATAAAGAGTTTGATGTCTTGTTTCTTTACGATAAGAAGAAGAACTATTTTGGCATCACAAAAGACGGCAAGTTGAAGATAACTGGGACGGTGGTGAATAAAACGTCATGTCCCATGTATATCAGGAATGCACTTATGTTGGCATACGAGTATATACTCAAGAGCAAATGGGAGGAATTACGTGCTTTGAAGTCTCAAGTGCAAGAGGAAATAAAGAAGCAGAATGTGATGGATATAGCCGAATGGATACGCCTCTCTTCAACCTCACCCAAAGTGCAGACGTCTCATCTCAAAGCCGCAAAGAACAGACTGCGATTGTATCGCATACCGTATTATGCAGGCGAGAAGCTTCCTATTGTCCCAACTAAGAATAATTCTATTGGCTATTTGGCTATTCATGAGGATATAATTGATGAACTTCCTGAAATTGATTATAGAACTATCCTTAATAAATGGTTTTATACTCCTCTAAAAGAAATAGAGGACATTCTTTCCCAAACCAACTTGAATAGATTTGGAGGCGGAATATGAGAGTGGTATTAAATGGGGATTGGCATATAGGTCAGGGAGAGCTTTCTCCAGAGACCATAGAGGAGATAGCCAAGACTCACTGGCGAGGGGCTAAGGTAATTCTCATGGGTGACTTGATAGATTGTGGACTCTCCAATGGTATGCAATTCGAGAATGAGATACAGCCACAGGCTCAATTGCGCTGGGTAAGAACTATAACGAGGGAATTGAACGTCATAGCTTATTGCTTGGGTAATCACGAATACAGGATATTCAATCAGGTGGGTCTCAATGTCTATGAGGAATACTTGGGTAAACCTTCACATGAGATAACAGTGGATGGTGTTAAGTTCTATTTTGCGCATGGCAGAAGCACAGCAATGGACATCTGGAGTGAACACAGGAAACTCCTTCAGTTCATTGACGCGGATGTTATAGCGTTGGGACACAATCACATCCTTGCTAAGCTCGACGTCTTGCGTGGAGATAAACGAGTGACTCTCTTGAGGACTGGTTCGTTGGCAAGGGGACTGCAATACGCAATAGAGAGGTCTCTCCCACCAGCTCTTCTCGGCTGGACAGAATACGATACGAGGAAGAGGTCTGCGAAGCTGATGATGGTCAATCCAGATGGTGAAGTCCAAGAGATATAATTCTAATATTTATTGAGGAGGTTTAATATGGAAGAAGGAGAGAAGAAGGAAATGGTTCTTGTGTTTCACAAGGATAACAAGGGCAACGACGTAGCGAGACTTCCCAATGGCAAGATAGTCCTTCATCACAGACGTGATACATGTTCCGTAATAGAAGGCATAGAATACAAGTGCTTAGTGGAGGAAAAAGAGCACTGGTGTTTTGCCTGGATTGAGGGTCCCGTGTATTATCCACGAATCATAGTGAAGGCAGATAGAACCTGTATAGGCATGGAGAAGAGTAGCACAAGAAGACTATATCCAGATATATACTCGGCTATTAACGACTTGAAGAATAGAACATCTAAACCTTACATTTTATTGGTTACTCACGAGGAAATCCAAAATGGAAGTTAAAGAGCATTATTTCACGTGTTTAGAGGACATAATAGTGAGTCGGGAATTAGAAGATGGTATAATCCATATCAGCGGAGAGGTTGATGAATTCAAAACAAAGGAGTATCTGTTGTTGCTGAGTGAGGTTAAACGTAAATTAAAGAAAGGAGATACTCTCACAGTGAAGCTGTGTTCTGAGGGTGGAGAAGTTCACGGTTCGTTTGCTCTTTATGATGCATTACGAGAGATATCAAAATCTGGTATAAAAGTGCGTGTAATAGTTGAGGGTCTCGCAGCGAGTGCAGCTGCCATGATTATTCTTCAGGCTGGTGATATTCGTATAGCTCGTCCTCATGCTACATTCTTGCTACACGAACCCAAACGTTGGGTGTATTTCCACAACGAATCCACTTCTCAGCTTGAAACTGAAGTTACCGAGATGAACAGAATCACGAATGAAATAGTGAAGATATTAGCCAATCGTTGTGGCAAGACAGAGGAGGAAGTGAGAGAAACAATAAGGTTGAAGGAGAAGTGGATGTCCCCGCAAGAAGCAAAGGATTGGGGTCTTATAGATAAAATAGAGGAGGTGTGAAGATGGCTGTAATTGAGTTGGTGAATGATTTATTGGAGAGGAAGAATAAATTATACGGAGATGCGTTTCATAGAGTGTGGGAGGAATACGGTTTGACCGCAGTGAATGTCATTCTTACCATTAAACTCAGTAGGCTCAAGAATTTAGCAATGAAAGAGAAGGATAGCGCCTTACCCTATGTTCAAGATACTCTTCTGGATATCATGGGTTATTCCGCTCTTGCTCTTAATGAAATAGCGAGTAAGAACCTTAAGCGAAGGAAGCACATGCTTATTGAACCAGATGCACAATTTTGAGTTCTGGTGCAATTTATCTTGAGACATGATTAAAACTATTGGCTCAGCGATAAAATTTTGTTCTCGTGCAAATATAAGCAAATGGTGCAAAATCATAGTGTGGTGATAGACCAAAATATGAAAATAGTAGGAGAGCGTATGGTTGAGCTCGCATTACAGGCGTGGAAAGGTGACTACGATGAAATTATTAAGCTCGCAAAGGCAATGGATATTCCCGTCGAATATAACGGAAAGGTTCTTCATTTAGGAGGCAGAGGTGAGTATCCAAATTATTCAAATGTTCCCACTGCGATTTACAAAGGACTTGATCCCATGACTATCTTTGCGTGTTTAGGATTAGCATTCTATGGGATGTTCTGGACACAGATAATGGGAGATGCAACAGAATTACTGAATAAACGATGGAGAGAGGAAATGAAGAAAGAACGAGGGCAGAAGAAAACAAACGAAAACAAAGAGACGCTTGAAGCTTGGGTTAAGAATTTCTTGAAGGAGGATTAAAGATGCGAGTTCTTATTGCTTGTGAGTTCTCCGGTATAGTGAGGGATGAATTTGCCTCACGAGGACATGATGCT